TGTGGCATTTCTTCTTGACGTTTTGTGTTTTGTTTATCCCATTCTTTACAAATCATGTCATTGTTATTCTTAACCCAATCCATGAAAGTAGTCAACAACTCATTGTCTTCTTCTTTAATGTCATAGTTAACAGACATATCAGCTTTACATACAGGAGTAAAATAACTGCTATTATTATCCATTTCATGCTCAAGAGATGGAAGAAATTGTATAGCATGGGATAAAGGAAGTCTGTTATGTCTTACAAAAACACCCATTTGCTCACCTATAATTTTAAATGCTTGATTATTATTTATTTCCCATATGAAAGGTGTCGTAACAAATTCATCAAGAGGTTTCCCGTTAGCATCACTAGGATTTTCCATTGTTACTACACCAAATACAGCACGAACTCTTTTTATTTCTCTTATTAGCTGCTGCATCTCAGGTGGCAATGCCTTAAAATCCTCAATCCAGCCTGACGGCTTACCACAATTAAACCTTCCTGTGTTATCTTTAAGGTCAAGGTCTAGTGAATCAGCCATTATAGTCTTTTGCATTGTTCCTTTTGGTTCATTAGGTTTTGCACTTTTGTTTGCAACAAACCTCTGTAAACTAAACCGCTGCATAAAGGGACGCATACTGATGGTCTTACTATATATAAAGGTAGATTCGCCACCATCTAGTATTTCTAAACGAAAATTACCCCCGTCCAGTACCTCTACATTAGTCATCTTACCGTTAACCTCTGCTTGACCCATGATAGGATAATGCCACAGACGTAGACGGTTCAACAAGCTAGTCTTTTTCTTTAGCTTTGCATCATCTGTCATTCCAAGCATTTTTACCATAGCCGCATGGTTATCAGTATTAATAGTTACAATCTCGTTCATTATTTATTTACTCCTTATGTTTTGCAAATAGGACATGGTTATATCACACTACGTCCTTGGTGTCAAGCCAATTCGGACCTATTTTTGCCTCTAATAGTAATGGCACATTTAAGTCTATTTTAAATGTTCTATTAACTATATTAGTTAATTCCTTATTAGTTTTATCAATAATACCCAGAACATCTCCCTCTTCTTTCGGATGAATATCTATTACTATTGAATCGTGTACTGTGTTTACTATACATGATTTCATACCTTTTAGCAAGTCATCTATGTGTAATAATGTTATAGGAACTATATCCGCAGTAGCAAATCCCTGTACAGGGTAATTCTTTATTTGTGTAAAATAACTCACAGTACCATTAAGTTTACGTACAACATTAGGAAATGCATACTCTCTTCCTGATGGTGCTATTATCTTACCTGTCTCTAAAACTTCTTTAGCCAATCTGGAATGCCAAGAGGCGATTCCTTGGTACTTTTTTGTGAAGTGTTCATAGTAGGCTGCTTCTGCTTTTGTTCTTCCATATCCTGTCGCTCCGTAGAGTGGAGCAAACGTATGTGCCTTTGCATCCTGCCTACTCGTAGGCTGACCAGCATCACTAATAACTTTAGCGGTGTATGCGTGTACATCAAATCCAGTAGATACTTCTTCAATTGCAACTCCATCTTGTGATAAATAAGCGGCAGCACGAAACTCTAGCTGCGCAAAGTCAGCCTCAAGTATCTTACCACCATCAAATCGTGACACAAATACTTTCTTTACAGGGAACGTGCCGCCACGTGGCATATTCTGCATATTAGGGTCTGCACCTGATAAACGGCCTGTTGCGGTACGATGTTGTAACAATCTTACGTGCAGTTTTCCATCAGGTTTAGTGAAAGTTTTTATCCCATCAACAAAAGAAGATAAGTATGTATCTAAAGCACTAAGCCTTTTTACTTTTTGTAAAAAACTCATTGCATCATCCATACCTTTTTGTCTAGCAAATCCCTCTAATATTTCTAAGTTACCTTTACTTGTAGTAAACCCATGTGCGCTAATCCATTTTGCGTCAGGTGCGGAAAACCTAAGACCTGCTAATTCTGTTGTATCAATAAACTTATATCCTGTACTCTTACATTCAGTGCAATTACTTGCTTTTGCCCACTTAGTTCCATCCTTCTTTGTTCTGTAATACTTACCATTACCATAACAATTGCTACATTGTTTTGCCTTTGTCTTATATACTAAATCAGAATTATACTTAACCGTATTTTTATATTTTTCTTTACCCATATAAGGATCAAAGTTATTTTGCCACATAGTTTTATCGTGTGGTTTTCTGCTATATATTACTTGTGACAATTGCTCTGGACTGTTTAAGTTAACAGGTGTATCCCCCATAATTTTTGTTATATGCTTTTGCAAATCAAGTACTAACTTTTTCTTTTCTGTTTCAAACTCTGAACGAACTTTTTCAAGAGCATCTAAATCAACGGCAAATCCTCTTTGATATATGCGAGACAGGGCAACAGCTACTTTATTGGTTAGTGTGACTGTTTCAAGTAAACCCGCATCAGGGACTGTATTAAGACGGTAATACAACTTATCAGCCAACTGTTGTGTAGCATGAAGGTCAGCAGATAGATAGTCTGCTAACTCATCAATGGGAATATCACGAGTGGTCACGCCCTTTCTAAAATATTCTTTCAGTGTGTCTTGTTTCTTTGTCTCTAACTCATATCTGTTTGCACACATCTCTAGTGACAATGGTTCTTTCTGCCCCCTCTGCATTACATACTCCGCAAGCATAGTATCAAACACAGGGCCATCGTAAGTAAAACCAGATTCCCATAGCCATAATAAATCGTGTGCAGCATTATGCATAATAAGAACGGTAGCTTCGTCTAGATACCACTGCACACGCTCATGGTAATCATGTTTACTAAGATGTTCCTCATGGTCAAATGGAAAAAGTTGCTCCACGCCTTGGTCAGTCAGTATACCCACCATAGTCAGCGAGTTCTCTGGCTCAAAAGGATCAAGGTGTAACTTGCCATCTCTTGTTACCGTTGTGTTCTCTACATCAAGTGTTACTTTCATTTATTTTCTCCTCATGTTCTTGTAGGTATAGCACGGCTTTCTTCACTCTGTCAAGACTATCAGAAAAAGCACCTAAAGCAGTATTACAATGATGACATAGCCATCCTCTAAATGTTTCACTTTCATGGCAATGATCTAATACCCAATTTTGTAATCTCTTCTGTCCTTTACTTCCTATTTCATTAATAGTCCTTGTACATATAGGACAGCAATAATCTTTGTCAGGATAAGGATGTTTTGCCTTTAGTTCTTTAACTAATCTTGATTGATTACGGGAGCAAGTGCGGCACTTTCTTTTTATCTCACCAGATAGCATATGCTGGAACTGATCTACAGGCTGTCTCTCTCCACAATTATTGCAGATTAGTCCATCAATTACTTCTTCTTTGGTAAGAGTAAACAGTTCACCTTGCATTATGCTGTATACCTTCCAGTATGGTAATCTAACTCGCAAGTGACTACTCCATGCCAACCAGATAACTTATTCTTCACTACATTTAGATGCCTCTGTAAATCTTCTATATTAGGATCATCCTCTTGCTTCATTGGGTTTTTGGCAATCAATAGCATTAGATCAGCTTCAGCAGCCTTACCAGTGCGTGAGCCTTCCATCATAGATTGATTAAGTAGTACCTTACCCTCTGCCTCTGCACTAAGTTGAGACATATAAAATACCGCACACTCATGCTGCTTGGCTATCTGCCTTGCGTAAATAGCATTAGCTTTCAACGCTTCATCTGGTCTGGCAAAGCCACCAGTACGAGCAAACTTATCCCCCATGTCCAAAAGAACTAAATCAGGCTTATAGGATTTGCATACGGATTCAACCCAAGACATATCACGACCTGTCGCATCTTTTATTTTAATCTTCTCTTTAATAGGTGCATATAGGTCTCTTGCCTTTGATGGGTTGGACTTTATCTGCTTCATAGTCATGCCTGTTGCAGCAGTTAAATACCTAGCACCTACACGATGGCTACCCTCTTCGTTACATAAGATAACACAGTTAGCACCTTGCGATGCAAAACCACCCGGACTAGCAATAAGGCTGGCATGAAAAGATGTCTTGCCTGTATTTGGCCTAGCACCTATCTCAATCAAATGACCAGCGTTGATACCTTCAATCTGCCTTGTAAGACTAGGCACATTAAATGTCCACCTCGCTTCCAAGTCATTCTTGTTTAGCAGTGTATCAATTTCTATATCATCCCACTCCACATTTAAATCTGGTGTAAAGTCATCATTATATTGCTCAAGTAATAACCTCAACGGCTCTAGGCTAGTCTGTGATCCATTAACATAGTCAAAACCTAGTTCTGCTATGTCTGTGCCAACTACCTGTTGAAATAGCTTTGAAAGCACTTCCTGTGCTACATCAGACCCCATAGGCTGTTCATTCTTGATCTGCTTAAATAGTACAAGGTAGGCTTGCTTCTGTGCGGTAGTCATAGATGGATTACTAGACACAAACAACGCTTCAATTTCATCTGGGGTAACAGTGCGTTCATACCTGTCCATAGCACTGTCTATAGCCTTTTTAATCTTACGATTGTCTGGACTAAACAATCGGTCAGGACAACGTGCGCCACGATGACTGTCGTAGAACTCCTTATCCATTAAACTTCTAAGTAACGTCAATTCCATTTCATTCTCCTTTGTCGGTTCCTAAAGAAAGTAATTTATCTATATCTTCCTCTCGTTGGTATTTTATATCATCATTCAAACGTAATACTTTTACGTTGTTTATACTACCTCTTAATTCTTTAGCAAATTCTAGTGTCTTAGGTAAAGCATCGGGGTCTAAGGCTACTATGGCTGTCGAGAACTGTGCAAGATACCTTTTATGCGATTCTTGTAGAGATGTACCAAGTATCGCAACCCCGACAAAGTTACCGTAATCACCAACAACGGCTGCACTTACACAGTCCTCAACAACTACTGCTACACTACCAGAACCATGTACATAAGGCAAGCTATTTTTTCCATATCTTTTCCACTTGGGAAAACGCCTACCTAAAGATCGTCCTGTAGCATCAACAATAACATTATCATGTATAACGGGGAAGACCACTCTATGCTCCTTTACGTCATACATTAAACCTAATTCATCTGGGTCTATCTTCCACTCAGCACACCAAGAAATTAAATTTCTCTGATTACGATGTGCTACGATATATGGTGGCATCTCAAATGGTTTATCCTCTTCTACTTCGTCATCACGAATCTGTAATCTTTTTATATCAGATACTGTAAGACTGTTACGCATAGAACCACTCATGTCACAAGATACTTTGTAGCAGTTCCATAATATAGAACCCATATTATTTGTCACAGTAAATGTCTTTTCATATTTATTTCTACCACAATTAGGGCAGACCATTCTTCTTGTTTCCCCATTAACAATATCTAAATCATATATAAAACTTATAATATCCATTATATATTCCTATTATATATAGTATAGTATATATACCCTTGGGCAATGACAATGTTTTTATAGCATACTTTTTTCATGTGGTCAATCCTTTTCTTGTTTTTAATGCTAAATCGGCACTATTAAAAGTATTCTTCATATAAGGCTTCACACTTTGTGGATTTGAATGTCCTGTAACCGACATAATATTGCCCATAGATACCCCTGCCTCAACCATTTCAGTTGTACCTGTTCTGCGTAAGTCAGATAGCCTCAGTTGCTCTGGTAAATTTGCTTCACGCATTATACGTCTAGCTACTTTGGGTAATCTGTGCATGGTATATGGACTGTATACGCCTTTAATTGGTTGTGTCATTGGTGCAATGTAGGGCTGAAAACCAAAGTCTTCATGCTGTTGCTCTAACATCTCACATAATTCTTCTGAAATTGGCAAAAATACCTCTGCCTTTCTCTTGGATTGTTTTATATGAACACGTTTGAGATTAAAATCTACTGCATCCCATGTCAGTAATCTCATATCTCCTAGTCTTTGACACCATTCATACGCCATCTGTGCAATAAGACCCACGTTACGGGTGCTAAATTGCCCGTAGGCCGTCTCTAGGAACTGTTGTACCTGCTCCCTACCCCAGACGACCTTACGGACGCTCACAGAGCGTTTTTTGACCGCTAAAAAAGGATTCACCAATACCATCTCCATGTGTAGTCCATGATTGAATAGTATTCTTGTTGCAGATATAACATGATTAGCCAACTGCACTCCCCTCTCACACCATTGGTTATATGACAGCTTCGCCATTCGGGACGATACTTTATCACAGTACCTCTCCCGAATAGCTTTGCCCTCAACTACAGTGTCGAGCATGATGCCAATATGATACTGATACTGTTTCTTAGTTTCATCACGTAAGTTATTGAAATCATAAGAGTTGTAGTAATCCTGTACCACATCCTGTAGTTTGTAACGTGTCATTATGCCGCAGCCAATTCTTTGAACGCAGGAGTGCTGATCCACTTAGTTACGTCAACCTCACGTTGGAACATTGATATAGCCTGTGTATCATGTCCTGTGTTGCGTAAAGCAAAACCATTACGCTCGTCAGCATAGGATGCATAGTTAGTGAAAGCAGAGTATAAAGCCCATAGGTTACGTCCACGAACACTTGCTTCTTGGTTATATAAGCTATACATCTTTTGAGATTTTCTCTCTGATTTTAGGAT